ATAATACCATCTTAGGCAAATCTTAGGCAATCATTAGGCTCCATAGGCAAACACTTTTGAAATACTCGCACCGGTAGATTAATGGGTGCCCCAGGAAATGGAATGTTCTTCGCATGGAGGGAAACAGCTGAGCAAAAGCAGCGACTTTACTGACTACCCACACCTCGTGTTGTGGATGATGATTGGATACGCCTTAAGTAAAACCAATTTCGGTAATTTGAATAAAAAAAACAAGGCTAAAAGACTGGGTAATTCCCAGACGTATTAGGAATGCGACTAGCGTGTTTTCCTAATACCACCGTTGGAACATAGAAACAAAAGACGCACTTCGAGGTACTGGCCAACCGCCTCTGTAATTAGTGTAACGCTAGGTAATGAAGTCAACTCAGATGAAATTATGTATTTTGCTCCCATTTTGGGGGCAAAAATCCGTAAATCGTAATCTAGATGAATAGTATTAAAAGATAATAATTATAATATTATTGATAGATAATAGTGGTGAACGTAAGTGAACCACTGGAGAACTTTAGTTCTACTTATTATAATAAATACATTATTAAGAGTAATATTATGAAAATAAATCAAATTATAGAAAATAAATTTAGAGAAAAACCTATTAATATTCATATTGGTGGGTATAATGGTAGACATATACCTGATGAATTAAAGAAATTCTTTAAAACTCATGTAAAGAAATCTAAAAATGGATCGTTATATGTAAGTGAACATTCTGATTCTTGGTATTTTTATACTTTTGGTGATAATAGTCCTGCACCTGGATTAGTAGGTGGTATTCATGACTTTAAATCTTTTATGAATATTATTAAACCTTATTTTTCTGTACAAAAGATAATTTCTATGAAATAATATGAAAAAAGTAATATTGGTATGTGGTTTACCCGGCACAGGAAAAACTACACTAGCAGAACAAATAACAAACAAACTTACAAATATAGGATATACAGTAAATTGGTATAATGCTGACTTTCTTAGACAAAAATTAGATGATTGGGATTTTTCATATGAAGGAAGATTACGACAAGCTAAACGAATGAAAGAATGTGCTGATAAACATCTTACTGGATATATTATAATAGATATGGTGGCACCGTTGCCAGAATTTAGAGATGAAATAAACCCAAATATAATAATATGGGTTGATACCATTAACAGTGGTAGATTTGACAATACTAATAAGATGTTTATACCACCTGAGAATTATCATTTTAGAGTTACCGAACAAGATTCTGATATGTGGAGTACAAAAATAGTAAATGATTTAACTACTAGTTATATAGATTTAATAACAACACTATAATATATTGACATATATCAAAAATTAATATATAATATTAATAATAGAAACATATTAAGGATACTATATGCAAAAACCATTTTTAAAATGGGCTGGTGGAAAAACTCGTTTATGTGAAAAAATTAATACGGTACTACCATCTGGAAATAGATTAGTAGAACCTTTTGTTGGATCTGGTGCAGTATTTATGAATACTGAATTTGATGATTATCTGTTAGCAGATACCAACAATGATATTATAAATCTATATAAACATCTACAAACAGAAGGTCAACAATTTATAGATTATTGTAAAACTTTCTTTATATCATCTAATAATACACAAGATGAATATTTAAAAAATAGAGTGGTGTTTAATACCACATTGGATATACGTTTAAAATCTGCATTGTTTCTTTATCTTAATAGACATTGTTTTAATGGATTATGCAGATACAATAAAAAAGGTGGATTTAATGTTCCATTTGGTAAATATGATAAACCATATTTTCCAGAAAATGAAATGAAGGCATTTTATGAAAAATCTAAAACAGCAACATTTATTAATGCAGATTTTAGAGTTACCATGAAAAATCCTGTTTATGGTGATGTTTACTATTGTGACCCACCATATGTGCCACTTACTGATACTGCATACTTTACATCGTATACGGTTGGTGGGTTTAACATACAAGACCAAGAAGAGTTACGAGATTTGGCAATATCACTACGCGAACAAGATGTTCCCGTATTAATATCAAATCATAGTACTGATTGGACTTTAGAGAATTACTCCGAAGCTATGATCTTTGAATTTGATGTTCAAAGATCTATTTCATCTAAGGGTAATAACCGAATAAAAGCCAAAGAACTATTGGCTTTGTATAAAAAACTATAATTATTTAAGAAATAGTGTAAAATACACCTATTATAGCTATCTTTTTTGCGTATTTACTAAATAAAAATACTATCTAAAAGATAGCTAAACTTTTTTAAAATAGTGCTTGACACAAAGTATAAATAAGAGTATAATACATATCAACAGTTGGGGTCAACTGTTTATAAAAGGAATTTTGATACAATGAAAACACAATTACATCAACAGCTAAAACCTTATACAACTATGGGCATTTGTTCGCCTGTATGGTTTGGTTTATCTATTGATCTTAATAGTGCACCGGAGTATCGTAAGGGTTCTTTGAAGACATAATTTATAAAGTTTAAGTTAGTTGTTCAAAGAACCCTGAAAGTGAAAACTCTCAGGGTTTTCTGGTTTTTAGACTCCTTAAAAAAGTAGTTGACAAACACACAAACAGTGATATAAAATGGTACACCTGATGAACCCAAAACACACTATAAACGTTTAAAAAACAGGGGGTTCTGGAGATAATATCAATAGACATACTATCGATGGGATAGTAATATTAAACCATATATTATGAAAGGATGAATTAACATCCCCTGTTATTGTAGTCGAGATATGCAATAATGTGGCTAGTGTCATAGTAATGTGTGGTTCAATATTAAAACATACTTAAGGCTAATAATATGCCTTGTTGGGAGAACAGCTCAATGCATAGCACTCTGAGTGGACGGTTCAAGTCCGTTATAGTATGTTTTAATATACATTCTTCACTGACTACGAATCAGTTAAAATGCATAGCAGGAGAGTGTTATAAAAATTGGGTTCCTTTCCCGCCAGATGACTGTAAATCATCCGTCTAAAAAACGGTGGGGTAGTATTAGGACAGGGTGTGCAAGTCGCCAGGAACCCACCAAATTTTAGGATGCCTACAGCAATCACTTTCTTCTCATAAAAGGCAAAAGTGCATCCTGTAAATTATTGCTTCGTTCAGATATTGGTTATTCTGCTCGGCTGTCTACTGAGATAAAGGGGTTCGATTCCCCTACGAGGCGCCAAATTAATACTTGACAATAATTTTATTGTAAGTATAATAGAACTTGAACTTAATAGTTCAATACGGCAAAGTAAAGTGTCGTGGGATGGTAAAAGCTGGATACATGTCTATGACTGTAAGTCAATTATGTACAATTAATGCCCAATAAAATATCAGGTACACCTGAGGCGGTGATTGTAATAAGATTGACGAAGGTAAGCTTACATACTGGAATTGATCACCAGGAACGTTTGCAATAGAATGTTGGAACGCCAGCAACTTTACACAATTTTTTAAATTATGAAGTAATTTGTTGATACCTAAGCGGCGTGAATGCGAATTACTTCATTCTTAAGTTTTGTCCCTATCGTCTAGCGGTTAGGATATTGGATTTTCACTCCAATAACACGGGTTCAAATCCCGTTAGGGAATCCAATTTAATGCCTATTTTCGGGAATTAACTCAGTCTGATAGAGTGCACCGTTTGGGGCGGTGAAGCCACTGGTTTGAATCCAGTATTCCCGAAAATAGGCATTATGATAGCATAATAGTAGCACCAATTTTAATTTAGGAAACAATTATGAAACGAAAACAAAATAAAGAAACTGACAAACTATTGGAACCGTAGCTCAATTGGATAGAGCAATCGCCTTTTAAGCGATAGGTTATGGGATCATGCCCCATCGGTTCCACCATATATTAAAACACATTGAAAATATAACATGATTTGCTGAAATTCCAAGCCAGTGTGTTTTAATATATGGTAATATAGCATAATGGTAGTGCTTTTTTCAAAAAAACATAAATACTAGAAGGAGATGCACTACCAAATGTTAATATGTAAATTTTGTAATAAAGAATGTAAGAACAATAATTCATTGATTAACCATGAAAGATTGTGTAAGAAAAACCCTGACAGACAAAAAAGTCCGTTTGAGAGTAAAGAGTTTCAAAGTAAAAGAAAAAAATCAAATCAGTATATCAAAGGTACAGCCCAACCTCGTAGCAAAGAATCTTTAACTAAACAAAAAGTTAAATCAGATTTATATTGGACTGCTGAAAAACGAGCAGAGTGGTCTTTGCATATGAAGATTCAAGCACAGAAGAATATAGAAAATCATCCTGAATCTTATTCATATAAGAATTTTTGCGGTAGAGCTAAAAAATCTCTATACAAAGACGAGTGGATGCATAGTAGTTGGGAACTCATCGTTGCGATATGGTTAGATAAACAACATATCAAGTGGACAAAACGGGTAAGATATTTTGATTATGAATGGAACGGAGGAGTACACAAGTATTTCCCGGACTTTTACTTAGAAGAGTTAGATATTTATATTGAGGTCAAAGGATATGAAACTGAAAGAGATACGCAAAAATGGAAAAGTGTTGATAACTTAATTATTTTAAAAGATAAAGAAATTAAAGCAATAAAAGAAGATAGATTTACATTTAGTCAGATACTTTAAGAGTAAGAGGAATCTTTCATACGGCGTAAAGTGAAAGTTCAACTCTTTCTATTACCTCCAAACTTACACCCGATTAGTTCAAAGGTAGAACATAGTCCTGATAAGACTAAAACGGTGGATCGATACCACCATCGGGTACCAATTTTAATGCCTCCTTATCCCAACTTGGTAGAGGAAGTGGACTTAGAATCCGTTTAGTCTCAGTTCGAATCTGAGAGGAGGTACCAATTTATAGGAGAATTATAATGAAAGATAAATTAACGGATTTAGAACCCATCGAATTTTGGATGGAAAAATATAATAAATTACTTGCTCCTGCAAGAATGAATAAAGTCAGATTAGACTTTAATGAAACAAAAAAAACGTTGGCAAAGCTATCATCAGCTATTGACAACTATTTACGATTTGATAATTTGGAAAAAATGAAATGAGGGCATACTTTTTAACGAATATGTACTTGAGTTCAATACAAAATGGTATACAAGCATTACATTGTTTACAAGAAATAAACAATAATTACACTAATAACCATATGCTTCACGATTGGGCAGTAAACCATAAAACTACATTTGTTTTGAACGGTGGTACTAGTCAACAAATGACTAATATACTAAAATTGTTTGATCATGGCAGTAATCCATATCCTTGGTCGTATTTTAGAGAGGAATCATTAGAAGATACACTAACATGTGTTGGTATAATTGTTCCAGTATCTATATATGGAACTAGAAGAAGCGATTATGGTAGTTTTGACCATGAATTGTCTGAATTATTGACTTCAAAAAGATTTGCAAAGTGATTTGACATATAGTAAAAAATACTATATAATACTGATATGAAATTTAAAGTAATCAATTTATTAAGAACACCTGAACGACTGACATTGTTTAAAAAGAATAATCCATCGTTTAAATTTGAAAGATTTAATGCAATAGATGGTCAACAAGTATCTCGTGATGTATTAGTGCAAAATACTTTGGCTACACTGCCAGTATCAGAAAGATATACAGATGGTGCAGTTGGTGTTGCACTTTCACATCTAGAATTATGGAAAGACTGTGTTAAATTAAACATTCCAATGACAATTTTGGAAGATGATGCTTATCTAGTACCAAATTTCAATGAATTAGTGGTAGAATACAGTAATAAACTTGAAAATTGGGATTTTATATTCTGGGGAATGAATTTAGATCAAAAAATTATACTAGAATTAAGTCCTGGTATAGCGTTAGCTGAAATAAATTATCAACATGAATATGTATTGCATAATATAGAAAACATTACTAAACAAACTGATATTATACCGCAATTCTTTAGATGTTATTGGGGAGTTGGGTTAGTTTGTTATAGTATTACACCTAGAATAGCAAAGTATTTAATAGAAAATATTTTTCCATTACATGACTACGATACCAATCGTGGACCAAATGGTGGTATTGATAATTCTATTATTGAAGAATTACCAAATATGATTGCATATGCTTGTATGCCACCTATAGCGCTAACAAAAAATGATAGATATAATTCAACAGTTCAAGAAAACTAGTTGACAAAAGCAGTAAACATTGATATAATATAACAACAATTGGGGTATGGTGTAATGAATAGCACAACAGATTTTGATTCTGTCGGTCTAAGTTTGATTCTTAGTACCCCTACCAATTCTATAATAGAGATAAAAATGACAGATATATTAACTACAGTAGTAAATTCAGTTGGAAACTATCGTAATCATAAAACTGAAACATTAAAAGATACACCAGTATATTTAAAATCATATGTTGAACAATATTTTGAAAAAGCTGATAAACACTTTGAGAGATTAATGGATATATGTATTAATGTACCAGAATGTTTTACTATTGCAAGTATTGATATAACTAATGTGGTATTAAAAAATAATGAAGTTAGCTACTCATTACAATTAACACCAGAACTAACTGATATACAAATTTCAGAATCTGAATTTGTTATTCAATTATTCAAACGCATTCGTTTAGCTAAAACTAAACAAATATAAAAATTAACTTAAGGAAATAATAAATGAAATTAACAGGTATTTTATTAGTAGCATTAGTTGCTATTACAGGATGTGCAACTAACTCTGATATAACTAAATTACAAAGTCAGATTGATACAATTAAATCAGATGCTGCAACAGTTTCTGCTGATGCAAGTGCCGCTAAAGTATCAGCTGATAAAGCTTTTACGTCTGCTAGTAATGCATTAGCAGCTGCACAAAAAGCTGAAGCTGCAATTACTATTACTGGTAATAAACTAGACAGATTGTTTACACAATTACAGTATAAATAAACAAATTTGTTCCTTTGGTATACTAGGGAATACAATTATTGTATTCCCAGCCTTATAGAGATACCTTAACAATAGATTACATAGTAATACATATACTATTGAGGAACAAAATAATTATGGAAGTGTAGTCAAGTGGTTTACGACAACTGATTTGAAATCAGTCGATCCGAGAGGGTCCGTGGGTTCGAATCCTACCACTTCCGCCAATATTAAAGACTAAATAATAATATACACATCATTTAAGGGGTATATTATGAAAGAACTTGGCTTAATAATATTAGCAATATTAGTTTTTATGTACGTGAACATGGAGATTTCATCAATGAATCCGTGTTCTAATTTTTCTCACAATCCTAGTGAATGTAATTCTGATAGGATGTGAACAATTTAAAGCCAGGTGATGAAATGGTATCATGACGTGCTCCAAACGCGTTTTTGGGGGTTCAAATCCCTCCCTCGCTGCCAAATTTTGATAAGTAATAGTATGCTTAGAATATACAATGATTCAACAGATACAACAGTTTCAGATTTTAAAGACATAACTTGTAAATTAGACGAAATTGGAGTTTTATATAAAAATACCTTTTCAACTTCAACAACATTGGATACAATTGATTATATAAAATATGAATATTCTGTCCCATACTATGATGTAGTATTTTTAAATAATAAAACTATAAATTATAACAAAATTAGAAAAGAATTTATTCGAGAACATACTCATACTGATTTTGAAATGAGATTTATAACTCATGGTACTGCTACATTTTATATTAAAGATAGCAGTACCATTTATGAAATAACTGTAAACACTGGTGATCTAATAAGTATACCAGCTAATATGAAACATTGGTTTGATGCTGGTGAAACTCCAGATCTTTCAGCAATACGGTTTTTTACAGATACAAATGGTTGGATTGCAAATTATACTTGACAGCCATTGAAAAACGATATATAATATACACTTACTCACAACTTATCTAGGATACAAAATGAAAAAAAGTTTTACTTATAACGGCATTATTTGCTTCTAATGTTCATGCTTCTGAGTTAGAATCTAAAATAAGGGTGATTGACCAATTTGTAAAAAAATTCAATTACGCAGTTGAAACTAAAGACTATGCTGATGCATGTCAATTTTCACGAATACTTGAACGTGATTTTAAAGATTTTGCTACTTTTTCTTTTTGAATATCTGATACTATACGTTTTTTATTATTATGTGAAGCAGCACAAGAATGATTACAAAATTTAGGTTGTTTACCTAATAATTCTTTATTACAATGTAAACAATATTTTATATTTTTTGGTTTTAATCTTCGATTGATGAATGTTAAGCACCCATTAGATGGACCATGCATTCTTTTATGACCAGATAATGATTGTATAGATGGAAAAGTCTTGTGACACATGTCACAAGTATAAATATTCATGTTGATACTCCTTGATAGTATTAAAGTAGTTGGGAACTCCAATTCCGCGAACTACCCCTTTATTTATCAAAAAATAAATATTGACAAAACATTTTAATATGTTATAATATACAAAAATAAGAGGAAAAACATGGCTGGTAAAGGCAGTAGACAAAGACCTACAGATATGAAAAAATATGCTGATAATTGGGATGCAATCTTTGGTAAAAAAGAAAAGGTTGACACAGAAGTATTAGATGTGTATAATGAAGAAAGATTAGTTTCTAAATTTGATAAAGAAAGTAATAAACCACTTGACAACAACAACTAAATAGGATATAATATGTCTATACAAAGTAAATCTAGTAGACCTAGAAAAGCACCTAATTTAACTCGTAATGGTAAAATTAGATTTCTTGGATTTTCATTAGCTAAATTACAAGAATTGGTTGAAAAATCAAGTAGACCTAAAGATAAAAGTAAATATAACAATCGTATTAAAATTTTAACTAAAAGAGGCTTATAATGGCAACAACAGCAGAAGTTAAACGATGTGGATGTACTGGTACACCGGCAGCTAAGTTTCAAGATGAAACATATGGTAAAGGTATGCGAGTATGTAATGAAGATCAGAAAAAAGGTTATACCTGCACTGTTTGTGGTGCAAAAGTAAAGTAAGAATAATGCTAGGTTCGCATAGTGGCAATTGCAACGGTTTTGTAAGCCGTCGGGAAACCTACATCGGTTCGAGTCCGATACCTAGCTAACCATCTCTAGTATAAATATGTATTATGGGACAGCCTAGATCCTCTAGAACTGGGTTTTGAATTATTCGAAGTAATTCAATTACCATAATTATTTATCAAAAACACTTGACAAATAAATAAAAATACTGTATAATACACAGAATAAATAATTTTAGGATGTTTTCAGCAATTAAAACAATTTCATTGGCGAAAATAAACACATCCTGTTATAAACAACAATGAGAACCACATGCAAATTTATATTCCAAAAGACAAACAAAAACTTACATTTATGGGTGAACTAATTGACAGGTATAGTAATTTACATAAACAGTATAAAATAGAACAAAATGAAGTTACCAGAACGATAATATCAGCCGAAATTATACACATTTCCAATCAAATTGCATCTGGTATGTATGATGAAACAGAATAGATAATATATCTGGTATAATTAGTTTTAGGATGTTTTCAGCAATTAAAACAATTTCATTGGCGAAAATAAACACATCCTGTTAAATATTGCGGTCTTGGTATATTGCTCGTGCCATGCCTTTCCACGGCATAGAAAGGGGTTGGATTCCCCTAGACCGCTCCAATTTATAAAGGCTATATGACATTACAAGAAATGTTAAACAAAACTTATGTACGTCAGCGATCATTTGAAATAATGATTGAACACTTGGATACAATTAACAATCCATTAATTGTTGAAACTGGATGTGCTAGACAAGAAGATAACTTTGCTGGTGATGGAATGAGTACCTTGATATTTGATAGATATATTAACGATAAAGGTGGAGAATTCCATTCAGTTGATATAAATCCTTCTAATATCAAATTTGCTAAAAGCAAAGTTAGTAATAAAAGCAATTTACATGTAAGTGATAGTGTATCTTGGTTATGGGAATTTAACAAAACTGGTAAACAAATAGATCTATTATATTTAGACAGTTTTGATTTTGATAGAAATAACCCTTATCCAAGTTGTATACACCATTTAAAAGAATTAACTGCTATTATAGGTAGTTTAGGTGAAACCACAGTAATTGCGGTAGATGATAACTTTGGGCAAGGTGCTTCTCGCATTGGTAAAGGCCAATTAGTTGAAGAATTTATGAAATCAACAGGTAGAAATCTTCTTTTATATGAAGGATACCAATTACTGTGGAAATGGTAATATAAACAATCGCAGGTTATTTTAATGGTAGAATTCTGGGCTCATAACCCAGAGATGATAGTTCGACTCTATCACCTGCTTCCAATTTTAGGATACATTCAGCAATACAACTTTGACAAGCAGATGGTCATTGGTTCAAATCCAATATGTTAGTAATAACATTAGCTCAGCTGGTAGAGCATCCGCCATAAAAAACGTATCCTGTTAAAATTAAAAGAGGTAATAATGACACAAGTAACAGCAAGACATATTTTAGTTCAATCTCTTTCAGAAGCAGAAATCTTACATAAACAACTTATTGAAGGTTCAGATTTTGGAATGTTGGCTAGAACACATAGTAAATGTCCAAGTGGACAAAATGGTGGTAATTTAGGTACATTTGGTCGTGGTCAAATGGTACCACCATTTGAAAATGCAACATTTGATTTAGATGTTGGCGGGTTAAGTGAACCAGTCCAAACATCATTTGGATATCACATTATCAATAGAACAGCATAGGAATAATAATGAATTTTCAAGTATTATATGATCGTGTAGTAGTAAAGAAAACAGTAGATACTAAAGTTAGTGCATCTGGAATTATTATTGCTGCTGATTCAAAAGAAAGAACAATTACTAGCGAAGTTGTTGCAGTTGGTGATGGAAAACAGTATGAAAATGGTAATGTTATACCAACTACTGTTAAAGTAGGTGAACGAGTAATGTATTTAAAAGATACTGGCATTGATATTAAAATTGATGGCGTTGACTATCTTATATTGCATGAAAGTGAAATTCTTGGTATCATAGAATAAATTATACGCTGAAGTGACAGAACGGCTATGTAGCGGTCCGCAAAACCGTTTAATGTGGGTTCGAATCCCATCTTTAGCTCCATTTTTAATAGTTAAATTTAAATGAATAGTTTCAGCAAACAATATTGCGACTAATAATCGCTCCAGAGATACTTCATTGCTGTTAGAAGTAAAATGACGGCAACAGCTATTCAGTTTTTAGGTTCCATTCAGCATATACTTTCACTGCAAATGAAAAACGGAACCTGTTATTACATTTAGGCTAGATACAGCAACCCATACAACTTATAATGTTAGACTGGTATATCCGGTCACACTGGAAGGAAGAACCAGTATAAAAACTCAACAAACACTAGCCTGTTTCCCCATCCACCTTACATTAATGGACCTTATAATGTCTTTAGAATTGATTGACCAACTTGTAAAAGAAACTGTTGACGTCGCAAATTATCTAGATTACGCAGTTGATATCGATGAAGAACTGATGTTACTTGCAATTAAGAATAATCAAGAACTTATCGATGAATTAAATAACCTACCACATCGTGAATATAAAGAAATTGTTGAAATTGTTTTAGATAAAGCATATGACAATTTTTATGCATAATATAAGTTGACAAAAAAATTAAATCTGTTATAATACATCTATAGTTTAGAAACAGCAAACAATAACACACTAACCTGAGAGATAATAAAATGACTACAAAATTAAATACAAACAAAACAGTCACTAGTAATGGCATGAAATGTAATAATGATACAGGTGATGCAGTTGTTTCATTATTCTTTAAAATAGGTGCAAGTCGTGGTAAAGATATAATTCCAGCATTTACTGATGCATATTACCAAAATAAAGAACTAGCGTTACGAGTTGCATTATGGTCACGTGATGTGCGTGGTGGTTCTGGCGAACGAAAATTGTTCAGAGATATTCTAACACATTTAGAAACTATTGATATTGATGCTGCTAAAGCTTTAATTGATAAAACAGTTGAGATAGGAAGATGGGATGACCTATTGGTGTTCAAAAAACCAGAACTACAACAAGTGGCTTTCTCTAAAATAAAAAGCACACTTGAGGCAGGATTGAACGCTAAAAGTTTATTAAAAAAAATCGATTCTCTTACGGAAGAAGAATGTCAAAAAATCATTGACAAGTTTTAATATGTTTAGAAAAATTCCCAGGATCAAATTGGCGTTTGCAATATATACAACACCTATATGATATATCTACGGGAATTTTTCTCTTTTTACCTAGTAATTTGTTTTTTTCTCTAGTAATACGTCGTTTTTCCTCTATTATTTGGTTTTCAATATCAGATCTATTTTTTGCAATATTACGAACTGAATTAGATATTTTTTGTATAATTTCTTTAGAACGATTTTTATTTGCATCTGAAATTTTTTTAGATCTTATTTTTTTAGTTTCTTCGGTCATATTTGCATGACCACATTTAGCACCAATTGAAATGTTTAATATAACCTGTTGATGCTCAATCAATGACCGATTGTTTTTTCTATCTATACATTTTTGGATAGATTCTTTAGTTGGGATAAATTTGGTAGCAGAGAATCTTTTATTTAACCAAAAATCTCTGAACTTCCATAATCTAGAAAGTATTTTACCTTCCCAGATAATTGCATCTTGTTTAGATTTAAACGTTTTTCTAATCAATATTATATCTGGTTCTCCATGATTTTTTCTAAAATCTTTCACTATTGTTGAACTTGTAAAATAAGAATTCCACAAGTCTGCTGGTTGACAATTATTTGCATATCGAACACCATAATACCATTTATTATGGGTAGTCCAACCAATTAAATAAGTAAACGGGATTGTTTTTGATTGATAAATAGACATGTTGATACTCCTTCATAGTATTAAAGTAGATGGGAACGGCTAATTCCGCGATCTACACTTATTTATCTTTTTTGCTTGACATTTCTTCTCACCTATTGTATAATACAATTTTATATTAACAAATAACCTGACAGGTACAATCATGACAGCAAAAGAAGAATTAAAACAAAAATTACAATCACAGCTATTTGATGCAAACACAGCTGCAAAATGGATGCCTAGAGAAAAATCATCGAAGCGAAATATCGCCAGAGACTTAATTAAATTCTTTGGATGGTCTCCAAAATTTTATCGTAAAACTTTAGTTTCATTAACTTCAGTCGTTGAAACACAAATGTGTGCAAATGATTGGGATAATATTAACTTTAGTCATGTACCATCATTGGCTAGTTCACGATACAAAAAAGCATTTAATAGACATACTACTAAATTTGCTGACTATGTTGAATCTTTAATTAAAGGTGATACATCAGTTAAGGTAAATGCCGGTGCAGTATTTCCATATGATGTTTTAAAAGGTATCGGTGGATACGGATTTAAAGCAGAAACGGACCATATCATTGCACAATGGAATGCATTACCAAATTTTGTCGGCGATGCTAATATTTTACCATTAGTTGATGTTAGCGGATCTATGAGTTGCCCAGCAGGTGGATATAACTCTAAAAGTTCAGTTACTTGTATGGACGTTGCGGTATCATTGGGATTATACTTAGCAGACAAAAATGCTGGTAAATTTAAAGATACATTTATCACATTTAGTGAAAAACCAGAGTTATTAACACTTCAAGGCAATATTGTTAATAAAGCTTCACAAATGATAGGATCACACTGGGGTATGAGCACTGATTTACATGCTGCATTTGATTTAATATTGAAAATGGCAGTTAAATTAAATATACCACAAGCAGAAATGCCAGAAATGTTATTGATAATGTCAGACATGCAATTTAACTGTTGCAGAAACTATGATGATAGTGCAATTCAAATGATAGAACGAAAATATTCTACTGCTGGATATGTTGTACCAAAGGTTGTATTTTGGAATATCAATGCATCAGATAATGTTCCAGTAACTGCTGATAAATCAGGTGCTGCATTGGTATCTGGATTTAGTCCAGCTATTGTAAAAGCATTATTAGCTGCTGATATGAGTGATTTCACACCATATGGCATTATGATGTCAACGATAACTAACCCAAGATATGACGTATGAACTATATTGACAAAACCATAGGTAGAATTAATGGTGTTTTGTTGGAACAAGGGTATGGATTATCCCAATCAGAATTAAAAGACATTGGCTACATTGTAGCCAATGCAATAATGTCTGGTATAATTGATACTTCTATTATTGAAGATACTGAACAATGGTTGACTAACAATCAGGATACAAAATGACACATAATATTAAGAAAATATGGTATTTTATTATATGGCTTATCGCTGATATTCGTAAAAATATAAGTTTTTGGCCAGTATATCTAACACTTGTTGGTATATCTATTCCTTCAATGATGATGACTGATAAAGAAACTAGTAAACTCATAGCAGGTTGTATACTTCTGTCAATACTATTAATATCATTTTTATATATGATTTTGTGGTGTATAATAAACCCAATAAAATACAAATACGAACAATATAAGCAAGAACAGCGCGATTTATTAAAAACTATCAAAGGTGATTAGCCAAAATACTTATTTGTGCATTTTTCAAAATGCCATCGTTGCATATTTAATCTATTAGAACTGGAAGCACTACAAAATGGACAATAAATTATTGGTTTTGGTAGTGTGACCGGTTTTATATAATTTGGATTTTTTTACAATTTTCAAAATGCCATCTTTTAGCATTAGATGCTCCCACAACTTCCAATAAACAATATGGACAACATAATGTTTTCGCAGGTTTTGGTATTCCTTTCAAAGCTGTGGAAATTTTTAATTTAGCTTCATCTGTTACTATTCCACGTTTCCCCTTTCTTACATTTTGTCTTCCTTTTGATGAGTTACTTATCTTTTCTCTTGTTTCAACTGACATTGTTTTTCCTCTATGTTTTAATCCGCATTTTGCTGAACTTTCTGGAGTGCAGTGAAACTTACCTCCACTATTTGATAAATTTAACCATTTTGGATTTTTTGCAGCATTTATTTTTGTTAAAAATTTATGTTCATAATTACATGCGTCGGTGGCAGATAAAAACGTTTTTCTTATTTCGTATAAAAATACATCAGTTCCATGCAAATTAATTAAATTTTTAATGATAGATGAAGATGTGAAGTATGTTGTCCATAATTGAGATGGGTGGCAGTTTTTTGCGTATCGAACACCGTAATATTTCTGCCCAGTTATTGTAAATGTAATACAATAAGTAAATGGTGTATAAATAGTATTGCTGGTCATATTAGTTCCTGTAATTAATGTAAGAATGATTAGAGTTAGTGAGACGGCAATCTGCGACTAACACCTTATAATGTATTTATATAAAATTCAATAAAACTTATAAACAAAGTCCGCAATGACAACTTCTGTTGTCAAATCAAATTCAATCCCACGTTTTTTAGCAGAACTCTTTAATCTATTAATAATTTGTTTATATTCTGGTCCATTCATACAATTATTTATTGACATTTATAGTTTGATGTTATATAATTTAATTTTACTAACACATAACATAGAGATTAACATGGATAACAACAAAATTAAAGAAATACACAGTAAAATTGAAAAATATAAACAACATATGGCTACACTACGACGTCTTAAACAAGATTTAATAGATGAAAACAACTTAGCTGAGCTTGAAAAGTGTAAAAGTAAAATTTTGCAAGTTCAAGGTAAGTTAAATGAGCTAATTGAAACATATAAGTTGCCAATGGTGTCAGAACATGCTATAATACGATACTTAGAACGAGTTAAAGGTATTGATATTAATGAAATTAAGAATGAGATACTAACTGATAACGTAAAAACTATGATGGAGTTTTCAAATAACAAACATATTACTGTAAAACGTGGTGATCATACTCTAGTGATAGAAAAAACACTGTAGTAACAGTAATACCAGCTTAGGGACATATATGACTAGTGTAATAATAGAATTTGATAAATTAAAACCACCAAAATTTTGGATTAATATTCAAAATTATATAGAAAATAAACATCCAGATAATTATGATATGTATAAAATGCTTCTTACAGCTGAATTAAGACGATATGATGGTCTACTAAACCCATTATTTGCATCTAATTACAATATGAACACTTTATATTTTAATAATAAACGTGGATATGATGCATTTGTTACTAAATGGAGTACACATAAACGATGAAAACTTGGATAGGCAGTGATTTCCATTTTGGACATAAGAAAATTATGACTTTTTGTCCTAATACACGTGTATATGATGACGTAACTCATATGAATGAATCAATGGTAGTAGACTGGAATACCATGGTTGACCCAGAAGACCTTGTATATATGTTGGGAGATATTGCTTTTCTATCAGTTGCACAGGCAGTTGGCTATATTTCACGATTAAATGGACGAAAAATACTAATAATTGGTAATCACGATCACATTTTATTAACACATCAACAATTTCGTGATTGTTTTGAAGAAATACACCAATATTTGGAAATAAAATATAATGGTAGAGATATTGTTATGTTTCATTACCCTATATGTGAATGGGCTAAAATGCATTATGGTAGTGTTCATTTCTATGGTCATTTACATGATAAGGTAAGTGGATTAGAACAGTACCGTGCACGAAATGTTGGTATGGATACAACTGGTAGTATTTTAACACTTCTCGATGATGCAATTAATGATGCATTGTCAGGACAAATTAAACAACATCATTAAATTAACAGGAAAAAACAATGAAAAATTTATATGAGGTAGCATTTATTAAAATAATATCAATCATAGCAGCCGCATTTCTACTTAGCTTGGTGATGTCATATCCATTGATGTTATTATGGAATGGCTGCTTAGTACCAGCGTTTTCTTTACTTAGTGAAGTTTCTTGGTTGCAAATGTGGGGTATTACATTTCTAATTCAATCATTGTGTAAAACTAGCAACAAATAGGAAATAAAATGGATCGAAATTTATTAAAACAATTTGTAATAGATAATCCAAATTTAGTAACTATGAAAGAATCATCATATCCAGGTGTTTATGTCTTAAAATACAAGAAAAAAGTATTTTATGACAATTTATGGAATGAATATTTAGAAGAATGCCGTGGAACATTAGTTGATGATGATTTCAACATTGTTTCATATCCATTCACTAAAATTTATAATTATGGGGTTGAATCAAAGTCGCCTGTATTAGAACCAGATACTATTGTTGATGCATATCGTAAAATTAATGGATTTATGGTATCTGTAACTTGGTATAATGATGATATATTAGTATCAACTACTGGAACTACAGATTCTGATTTTGTCACAATGGCGCGTGAAATAATTGAACCAACAATAGAAAAATATCGTGAAACTTGTAAAATGCTTCCAGAATATACTTTTATATTTGAATGTGTTCATAGAAATGATCCACATATTATTCCAGAACACGAAGGAATGTATTTTCTTGGGTGTCGAATTAAATTATATGGTTCAAAAATTGAAAGACCAGTCAATATTGACTTTGGATGTTTTGATGTTGAAAAAACTAGTTGCACCATTACTGAATTATTGAATACAATTAAAACTGTTAAACATGAAGGTTTTGTATTCTATACAAGTGATGGAATAAGTGCCAAAATCAAAAGTCCTTATTATTTGGTTAAAAAGTTTGTAGCTCGTAATAAGAATACAACTAAGCTAATGGCACATAATGTAAAAGAAAAAGTTGATGAAGAATATTATCCATTAATTGACCATATTCAATCAAATATTGAAGAATTTACATTATTAGATGAGCAATCCCGCTTAGAATTGGTTAGAAACTTCTTAGAATACTATGAAAATTAATATTGTATTAAAATGGGTTGCATGTGCAGTAACATTAGTTGCTGCACTTCTTACCAGCTTTCAAATATATCCTTTAAACATATATATGTTAAATGCTGGTTCATTCTTATATATGATATGGAGTATACGGGTTAAAGAACTTAATTTGGTTCTTGTGAATGCCGGATTATTAATAATTTATTTTATCGGCGCATTAAAAAGCTTCTTGACTTTATCTATAAATGCTATATAATATAAATGAATCAATATGACAAAAATATTAACTATAAGCCCAGAAAAAGGGTCATTTATAAAAACTAACAGGATAAAACAATTAATGGAAGAAGGAAAAGATCCCAATGAAGATGAATATCTTAATTCAATTTTAAGCTTGGAACAACAAAAGATTGAAAGAGAAAATGATGTAGAATGGCAAAAAAATAATTTAGAATATGACTTGCGTTCAACTGAATGGATCATTGACAAAGTAAAAAAATCTGATACATATGCACAAAATTTATATGCTGCATTATGCAATAATGAATTTATTCAACCAGATAATACTTGGGATATTCTTAAAGAACAATATTGGGGTTGCAGTTGGCGATATGCCGGTGGAATAATTTCAGATATTCAAGAAAAAGGTGATTATATTGATTGGTATTGTTCTGGATTTAGATCAGACACTGCATTTGTTAATGGATTTGTTAGTGAAAGTATAATTACTGAAGAAGTTAAAAATGATCTTAAAAAAATAGGATGGGTAGTAATACCAAATAAAGATAATGACAGTATATAAAGTAGAAGATATCTTCACTGATATACCAGATGACCCTGATAATATTCTGATGAAGATACCAGAGGAAATCTGTAAACAACTTGGATTAAACCCAGGTGATAACGTAACAATTAAATTGGAGGATGGTGGATTAATAATCCAGAAAAATGAGTAAATCAGATATGATAGAAATGACCGGAAAGGTCAATGATGTATTACCAGGTAATATGTTTAAGGTACAAGTAGAAAATACTGACCATATATTATTATGCTACTTAGGTGGTAAACTAAAACAGCATAAAATACGTGTTATACAAGGTGATTCAGTTAAAGTTGAAGTAAGCCCGTATGATTTAACACGTGGTCGAGTAACATATAGGTTATAATATGAAAATTACTGTAATAAGTGATTTACATCTTGAATTTAGTACACTTAAAATAGAAAACAGTCAAGAAGCAGATGTATTAATACTTTCTGGTGATATTCTTATGGCTGAAATTTTACATGAATACCCTGTAACTTTAACAGAACTTTCTCTTAATGCAATTAGACATTCTAAAGCTATTAAATTTAGAGAATTCTTACAATCATGCTCTGACAAATTTAAAAATGTAGTGTATGTAGCAGGAAACCATGAATTTTATAGTGGCAAATTTTATTCTGGATTGGATTATTTAAAAGAAGAATGTTTAAAATATCCAAACATACATTTCTTAGAAAATAAATCAGTTATTATAGATGATGTTATATTTATAGGGGCGACATTATGGACAGATTGTCACAAAGAAGATCCACTTACCATGTACCATTTACCATATCTAATGAATGACTACGTTACTATAAAAAATGATAATGCTGATTATAGAAAATTAAGAATATCTGATACAATCAATCGTCATAAAAATTCTTTAGCTTATATAGAAAATGCTGTAAAAAATGCGCCATCTGATAAAAAAGTAGTAGTGGTAACACATCATTCACCAAGTTATTTAAGTATAAGTGAGAAATATAAAAAAGATCATGAAATGAATGGTGGATACCATAGTGATTTATCTAGCTTTATTTTGGATAATCCAAACATCTTACTATGGACTTTTGGTCATACCCATGAAGTATTAGATTATAAAATAGGAACTACCCGACTAGTATGTAATCCTCGTGGGTATGAAGGTGATTCATACAATGAACGTACAGGTTGGAATCCTAATCTTTTACTGGAGATATAAATGACTAACGAACTCAGTATAAGTAACATGATACGACAAACAGCATTTGATACTGCAGATTTTTATGCAAAAGTCGCCGACCATATTGAACAGTTAGAAGAAACTATTGAAGTTCTTAAACACAAAATAGACGAACAAAATAAATTATTGAATGCAGAAGTAGATGATTTAAAATAATCATTGACAACTCACACAATATAAACTATAATACACACAACTTAAACACAAGAGGAAATAAAATGCCAGCATTGATACCAATGGTAGTTGAACAAGAAGCACGCGGTGAACGTTCTTATGACATCTATAGTCGATTATTAAAAGATCGAATTATTATGTTAGATACAGATGTAAATGAACATTCAGCAAGTATTATAGTTGCGCAGTTGTTATTCTTAGAAAGTCAATCTAATGATGAGATTCAATTCTATATTAATAGCCCAGGTGGCAGCGTGACAAGTGGGTTAGGTATTCTAGACACGATGGATTTCATAAAACCGGATATTTGTACTATAGTGATAGGAACTGCCTGTTCTATGGGTTCATTGCTAGCTAGTTCTGGAACACCTGGGAAGCGTTTTATTCTTCCTAGATCGAGCCATATGATACATTCAGTTTCAGGAGGGTCGCGTGGAACTGTATGGGATGCTGAAATTCAAATGGAAGAAATGGTGAGATTAAATAATCTTTTAACTGAAATTTATGCTAAAAATACTGGAAAAACAGTTGAAGAATTGAAACAGGCAATGGCTAGAGATAATTATATGGATGCCAACTCCTCAGTTGCATTTGGGTTAGCTGACAAGGTATTGACATCCAGAATTTAACACTATTATTTAATTTACATTTTGGCCCATGATATCTTCTATAAGTATTATGGGTCACTTGTTTATTACATAATTCACAAACCCTACCTTCTATAAATCCTTCTATTGGTACAACACTCTGAATAGTATTCACACCGTCAGTATACCATTTAGGTTTATTATATCTACCAGGCCAAAAACCCAATGGGATATCATCATTAGTTTTGACCATTTTATTAATACTTCCATTTGTATACCATTTAAATGAATTATACGTTCTCTTATTTTTTAATATACCGCTACCATATGAATGCCCATTAAACCACCCATCTGGACATTCGAAACTTAAAATAGAATCAGTACCGTTCGTATACCATCTTTTTCCATGAATATATACTTTTTTCAGTGTATCACTTATTTTTTTATTTGTTTCTGAACTGGATGGTAATCTTCCTGGTTTAAATCCTTGTGGGATGTTAGTGGGTAATACTAATCGTTGATGTATTCCATCATTACACCATATGTATCCTTTTACAGTTTTTGTTTGTTTTGGGAATGGATTAAATAATCTACCATCTATAAATCCATTTGGACAGATGTGACAATGACGTTCTTCTTTACCATTATTAAACCATCTTTTATTTTTATTAATTTCTCGCACCCGTGCTATACCTTCAACGGTGCTCTTAAACCGCTTTTTATTATTATTAGATACATGTTTATTTAATAAAAGAGGATCACCCCAATTTTCAAGAATTGTTGAGTTTTCATAATCATATGATTCTTCTGGGTTCTTGGATTTAAACAAAATTTCTATATTATATTCATGAATATTTGATTTATTTATATACGAAGAAGAAGTAAAATAATGTATACCTATATCATCTTCAGGGTGAATTTTTAATGCAATATTGGCATATCTATATCCAATATAAAATTTGTTAGATTTTTGGTGTGTCAATCTATACACGTATGATAAATACATAGCTGTGACTCCGACAAGTTGTAGAGTAGTTGGGAACCCCACGTTCCGTGAACTACATCTTTATTTATCAAAAATCATATAATTTCGATTGACAAAATAAATTATATCTAGTATAATATGATTTTTAATCAAATTGGAACGAATTATGAATATATCAATATCTAATATCTCAAATAGGGATACAACATCATTAAAAATAGTTAAAAAGAGGGTATAATATGTTGTTGTTTTTATGGTTTGCACTATGTATTGCTGTTGCAGTAGGTGCTAATAATAGAGGTCGGAATGGCCTTGGTTGGTTTGTTCTTGGTTTAATATTTTCACCGGTGATTGCTGGTATATTTTTAATGATACTAGGTGTATCAAAAGAGAATTGATGAAAGAACCTTGGGAAGTTATATCTTTACTAGAAGCAGACAATAGTAGATTAGCAAAAAAAAGTATTATCTGCACAGAAATAATATCATCAAATGATATATTTTTTAATGGATGTAAACTAGCATTAGATGCTATGATTACATTTGGTATTAAAAAAGTTCCTGAAAAAACTGAAGATACTGGACCTGGGTTATCGTGGGACGATTTCTTAAATGTTGCTAATACATTTATTAATCGTTCCTGTACTGGCAATGCTTCTAAAGATGCAGTAATTCAACTAATGGAAACTGCAACACAAGAACAATGGAATAAGTGGTATCGTAGAATACTTATTAAGGATCTGCGATGTGGAGTTAGTATAAAAACACTAAACAACACAACTAAAAAGTATCCACAATACCAAGTTCCTGTGTTTACTTGCCAACTTGCACAAGATAGTATAAAATATGAGTCTAAAGTATGTGGAAAAAAACTTATTGATATCAAAATGGATGGGGTTCGTGTTATTACTATCGTTTATCCTACTGGTAAGGTTAATCATTTTAGTAGAAATGGTAAAGAATTGTTCAATTTTGAACATATAAAACAACAATTTTCTTTTGCAGCTTCTAAATTTACAGAACCAATGGTATTTGATGGTGAAGTAATGAGTTCATCTTTTCAAGATATGATGAAACAACTGTATAGAAAAGAGAATGTTTTAACAAACGATGCAGTTCTGTATTTATTTGATATGCTTACCTTAGCAGACTTTGAAAAAGGTATTTGTAAAATACCACAAGAAAAACGTTCTGAAAATCTAACAAATTGGTTTCAAGATAAGTTATTTTTGCAAATGTTAAATGTGCGAGTGATTAAACAAGAATTAGTTGACTTAGATACAAACGAAGGATATAGTAGATTACTTGAAATTAATAAAACTGCAATTGATGGTGGGTATGAAGGGATAATGATAAAAGATCCATTGGCACCATATGAATGCAAGAGAACATTTTCATGGCTCAAACTTAAACCATTTATTGAAATAACTTTGGAGGTAATTGGTGTTTATGAAGGAAAAGACAAAAATACAGGGCTACTGGGTGGATTTATCTGTTCAGGAAAAGATGATGGAAGGCAGATTACCGTTAACGTTGGTGGGGGGTTTAATGATAATAATAGATCTACTTTTTGGGAATCCCGTAATGAAATTATTGGTCAGCTTGTTGAGGTAAGAGCTGACGGAATAACGCAAAATCAAGATGAGACATACAGTTTGAGGTTTCCACGCTTTAAAAGTTTCAGAGGATTTGAACCAGGTGAAAAACTATGAATGCAAAAGAAAATACATTTAGAGCATTAGAAGGTAAAACATTATTAGTTAAAAGTTGGAAATGCTCGGTTAAATGGCATAAATGGACAATGTGGATGGAAGCAAAAGAACATACTACAGAGTATTATCGTTCACGTACACAAAAACGATATTGTATAAACTGTAATTTACGAGAAGACCTATAATGAATAATGTCGAATGCCCAATATGTGGTGCTAGGATGTTATTGTTTACATCACTCAATGTAAAAATATGCGTAGATTGTTGTAAAGAATTTGACTGGCAATTAAAACCAAAACAACAACCACTAATAAAATATCAACGATAAATTCAATAAGGACATGGATGTCTATAATAAAACCAATCACATCAAAATCAAGAATATTATCTGCACAATTTAGTGTAGAACCAATAATAGATATTGATCCATTGTCAACAGAAATGGCAGATCAAATTAGCAAAGAAATCGATAAAGAAATAATATTTGATTTACACAAACTAAATTTAAACTGGCAGTTTGTAGAATTACCGGAATCGTGTATAGAACCCGATGTAAAAGAATGGTGTGAACAAAATTTAAAAGGAAAATACATCAACCATTATTCAAAATGGCTGATAGAACAACAAGAAGACGCTACTTGGTTTATACTAAGATGGGTTAATTAACAACAATAGGAATACAAATGAATAATACTCGATAATAACTTTATACAATTATTTTAACTTTTTATATTTTCTAGTTATTCGTTTTGGATTTTCTTTACATGATTTAACATGTCTAGTGATTCCTGTACCTTGTCCAAACAGTTGATGACAAAATGGACATGATTCTTTTTCAATTAATTTACCTGTTAATGGATTCGCAATTTTATTTGGGTTATGCAAACATCTAGATTCGTGTGCCTTTATGTTATTAGTCGCAATATTTGATGAACAAAACTTACAACTAACAATTGCAGGTTTTGATTTAACTAATGGGGGTTTTTTATTAGGATTGTGAGTACAATAATAGGTTTCGTGAAATACGATACCATTACCAATTGAAAATAATTTATTACAGTATTTACATGGAGCCTTTGTAATTTTTTTCCCGGCATATTTATGAATTTTCTTATTAGGGTTGTTAATGCAAAACATTTCATGAAGCAAAATTGCACTATTTTTTGCAAAATGTTCTCCGCAAAATTTACATTGTGTTGTTTCATATACTTTTCCAAGCGGTCCCCAATTATTTGCTCCACTGGTTTTATTCATCAATATTCCAGTATGAATATCAATTCTACCATAATGATTTATTAAAATAATTTCATAATTGGTAGCAGTATCTTTTGTAATATTATCAGAAAAAATTACAATTAATGATGGGTCTGGTGTTTTTACATTATTATGTTTTTCAGATGGTCTATTAGATCTTCCTTCTCCAATATAATATAAACTACCAGAGGGG